TTGTGAGGTTCGGCACTGGTGGAGTATCCATGAACCTCATTAGGTAGAGCTGTGTCGGCTTCCTTGACAATTTTTACTGTGAAAAACTTTTTACCAAACTGACGAGTTAGACTGTCTTTGGTTTCGTAAATTTTCACACCCGACTCGTTGCTCATAAAAAATCTATTGTCGTCGTCTTTTCTCAGAGTGGCAATCTTCTCACCGTTCTCCTCTACGATCCAAAATTTATTTGCTATGATAGGTTTAGCATGTATATCTGTCATTGTGTATACCTCGCATTAAGTGGTTCTGCATAACTCTGTGCCTGATCAGCAATCTTTTTCAAGTCCCACAAATTACAGAACTTGATCAATCTTATACCTACTTGACTCACATTCTTTTGTTCGGCGGTTGCAGTAGAAATGGTATTTGTAATTATTTCTTTGATGTTATCTGGCTGATGACTTAGATCAATCAGTCGACGATTGCGTTCATAATCTTCTAAGACTCTATGTTCTTTGCCTTCGTGATCGGACCATCTCTGTAACATGAGATTGTTCCACGCAAATCCTTTGCTTTTACGATCTTCGAACGCTTCACTAAGACCCACTTTTTTGCTTGTGCCTTTAGTACGCACACCTGGATACGCTGAGAAGACATTATCACTGGTATCACCACGCATGCATTTTTCGAACAACAGCCATTCTGGGTTAGGTGCAGGCTTAGGCTCTTGTGTTTTTTTGTCAATGATAGGTTTGCCTTTGTCATCAAATATTCCTTTGTCAGTGATAACATGTTCCATAACACCATTGTATTGTGTGACATTGGGTGCAATCAATTGAACGAAGTCTGTGTCTGTGCTGATGATCACATGTTTGTCATTTGGATGTGTTTGTATCCACCCTGCAATTAAATCATCAGCTTCTAGTTGCGGATTTTGCAAAACAGTGCAGTTAGTCTTTTCTGCAATAAATTCTTTGAACGTGTCAAATGCTTCCCAGAAGATTTTGTCTTCTTCTTGTTCTTTTTCTGTGTGTGCGGCACGAGCATCTGAACGATTACGCTTGTAAGGAGCATAGTAGTCCTTGCGCCACGATCTACCCTCTAAACAGAAGATAACATGACTACCTTCGAACTGCTGCCATGCTTTGCGAATACTGTTTAATGTGATGTGAAATGCCATGCCTAGTTTGATATCAGCGTCACCGTTGATAACGTGACGAGCACGAAAGAATGTGTTTGCTGTATCAACTAAGATATAATTCATAGATTATCTTTCTTCACTGTTTTAATATCAATTACGCCTGTGTTTACAGGACCGCCGAAATCGCCATCGACTACTACATTGGCACACAGTTCACGGAACCAACGATCTATAATTTCTTCGTCTTTGTCTCCGTCCTCACCATATCCCTCTTGCTTTAATTTTAACACAAAAAGGTCGTTCCAGTCAAGCTCAAAAAAGCCATTACGAACATTATCTTTGTTGACATGTGTTTCGATTACGCCTACCCACGGTTCTTTTTTACGTGTTGCACGTTCTTTTGGAGATAATTTGGCCTGTGCCTCTGCTTCTGTAGCACGTTCGGCAGCTTCAGTGGCTGCTTTGGCTGTTTCAGAGGCTTGTGCTGCAATGCCTATTGATCGTTCTGCTTCTGCTCTGATCTTGTCAATACCAAATAATTTTTCAATCCATTTATTCATCATGTTCCCCATTCATTTTTAAACAATGGCACCTGCAATCTGTCTGAATATCTCAGTCCATGTTTCATTGCCAGTTCTGCTACTCTGCGGTTATTTAGTGTGTATACACTTTCAACCCCGCCCACAGGCATGAGATAAACATTACCAGTGAAACCTTCTGCACGATAGATATCCACAGCTTCTAGAGCTTCTTCTGCATCACCTTCAGTGGCCACTACTAATTTGAGATATACATGACCAGCTTCTTGATATTCACAGACTATGTCTGGGCGTATAGCTTCACTAGGCTGTTCTCCTGAACAACTGAGTTTGGCACTGACCGAGAATGTAACTTCTCTACTGGCAAAAGGAGGATTCTGTGCCCATTCTTGTAGATATTTTTTAAACTCCGGAGTTAGCTTTTGAGTACCGTTGGTTTCAAAAGTAATTTCTTTAAGACCTGTCATACTCAGATGATTCAACAGATCCGGATAAGCACGTTGCCAACCTAACAACGGTTCACCGCCAGTGATAACCAAGTGTTCATCTTCCCAACGCTTGTAAGGTAATATTTCCATGATGCGTTCTGCAATCGCATCAGTTGTTAGCATGGGCGAAAGATCTTTGAATCTAGGATCCCAGCTGGCATAGCTATCACAACCTGTGCTTACTAATGGTAAGTCTTGATATTTAAAAAACTTCTTAATATCGGCCGCAATAAAATCACGCTCCTTGCTTTGTTCACCACGTGACATACCAAAGCCGTCACAAGTAAAGTTACATCCAAACGTGCGTAAGAACACACTAGGGACACCCATATATCGGCCTTCGCCTTGTATGCTGTAAAAAAGTTCTGCTATTTTTATTTTGCTCATAGTTTATTATACACTCTTTTTTTGTAATTGCCAAGAGCCATTGCCCTGATCTAGCCATTCTAATGTGTCGCCTTCGCCCCAACCTTGCAGATCCAATACTTCCTGTGGTATTGGCATAATGAGATCACCAGTATCGGGATCTTCTTCAAGAGTAACTGTCCATCGAGTCATGTTATCATTCCTGGTTGTGATCTACGCTTACGACATTCTTGTTTTACTTCATTAGGAACATCAGGATGCCATTCGGATATACTGCAATCGTATACCTTATATTCTGGCACGTCTACTTGAGAAAGAAAGAGAATCCAAAGCACACAGGCAACAACAAACCCAATGATGTATTTCTTCATATTCTGTCGCTTAACAATATTTTGCACAGCATGGCATCATGTTCGTGATAAAATTTAAATGTCATTTGATCTGTTTCTGGATGACTAGTGTATCGATCGCCTGGCAAGCCAAAGTGTTCCAACACCATGGCACAGGTTTCATTCCACCAAAATCCAGTTTGTTCTTTTTTCCAAGGAACTAAAATTGTTTTTAGATCAGACACAATATCTCACTCATTTTTTATAATTACCTTTTTCTGGAATAACATGTCTGACACCGCCTGTGGGGTCTTCCATGTCACCTTTGCGTCGAGGAATCAAATGAACATGTGGATACGGCACAGTCTGTCCAGCAGCTTCGCCCCAATTAAGGCCAATATTGAATCCATCCCACTCACCATTTTTAACCTTTGCCTGCCCTACTCTCAGAGCATCAGCAAAACAATCTTCAATAACTCCCACAGCTGAATATTTAGGCACAAACAACAAGTGACCGTCTGTTACAGGATACTTGTCTTTAAAAACAACCACATGAAAGTCGTCTTGTACAACATCGTTCCATGGTGCCTGCCCTGCATCACGTGCATCGTCTAACGAATAATGTAAGTTCATCGTTTATATTCCTTTCTTTCTGTAGGTAGGTCATCTTCTCGTACAACAAACTCACGGCCGCCTAGACTGCCTGCAAATGCTTTAGTGCGTTCCATATAAACTAATCGTAGTTTAAGAGTTTGAAATGCAACATCTAAAAATGCCTTGGGCTTATAACCTAGAACATGCATATCAAAATCTTTACCTGCGTCAGTGCAATGAACTTTAATCTTAGAATCGATCATTTTGTCCACCAATCTTCCCAAGGAAAATCAATCCATACATCCTTCTCTGCCTTGTTAACTTCCATGCCAACGAAATCCATCTTAACATTGCACTTGCTGGCGAGATTATCTACTAACACAGCAAATTTAACATTGTTATTCCACACTTCTTCCCAGGCTGGATCATCTGGAAAGCAACCACTTGGCCAATCTTTCATGATCCAGTTAAGTGTGGTGCCTTGATCGTTGATATCATCTACAATTAAAATGTTTTTAAAAGCAGTATCGCTATCAACTGCACGATCCTTGGACAACGGTCCTAGAGCATCTTCAGCCATCCATAAATTACTCTCCGGACCAATCTCACTATCTCGTAGACTTACATTGAGAGTATGTAACGGAATATTAAAATATTGACTGATCATAACAGCAGGAATCAATCCCCCTCGAGTAATTCCTACAAT